ATATGATCAGACTCAAATATTTCCCCGTTGTAGAGCCAAGGGTTTTCATAACTCATAAAGCTCTTAGAATTATATGAGCCTTATTTATCCTTTGAACCCGGACAGAGTTATTATAGTCATAAAAAAGGGGGTTAGTCAACCCCCATAGTCATATTAGTTTTTTTTAAGACCTTTAAGTGTCATCGCAAGACGAGCTCTTTTACCCATTTTACCACCTTTCTTTGCTGCAATTTCAAGTTTTCCAGTAGGAATCTTTTCATCTTCAGGAACTCCAAGTTCTTTGTGGAGAGCACCAGGATGTTTAATTGCTTTTTGAATCCATTTCTTGGTCTCTTCAAGATCAACTCCATGAGTCTCAAGAATAGAATTTCTCCACTCCTCACTCATGTTTGCCATCATTACGATTGCATTCTGTTCTGTCTCTGCATAACCCTCATCAAGTAGATGACCTTTAACTAGATCAAAGATGTCAACATCAGAAGCAAGATTTACACCCTTCTTAGCAAGATCAAAACCAGATGGTTTTGCAGCAGCAGTTGGTTTTGGAGTTGCGGTTGCAGCAGGCTTTGGAGGAGCAGCTTTTGAAGCATTTGGATTGTTCAATAAAGATTGATTTCCAGAACCTTTTCCTAAGTCCTTTGCGAGAGTTGGACTTTGCACTGAAGGAGTCATGGACATTTTGGATCTCATATCCTTCATTAAAGGATTATCAGTTTGGGAAGTCCCACGAATTCTTGCTTTTTCATCAGCAGCTGCAGCTAGTTTTGGATTTGCAGCTCGCCACTGATCCATTGCACTTGGTTTTGTTGTAGGAGTTGGAGAAGGTGATGGTTTATTGGATGGGGAAGGAGTTGTTGTTGGTTTCTCAGCTGCAGTAGATGGTTTATCAGCAACAAAAGTTCTCTTACCAGAAGAATCATAAGTTACACTTCCTTTCTGACCCCCAAGAGTTGCACCATATTTTCTACCAACTGTTACCTTCTGAGATTGTCCAGCAATATTTTTTGCAGAGATAACATTACTTGGAGTACCTCCTGGTGTACCAGATGGGCCTGGTCTATTGGATCCTGGTTCTGGTTTTGCTTTTGCTTTTGCTTTTTCTGCTTTATCTGCCGCAGCTATTGCAGCATCTTGTGCTCTTGATATTCTTGCCTCTCTTTGAGCGGGAGTTTCTCTTCGCGTCGGTCTTGCAGTTGAAGTTGGAGCTCTATCCATACTGGCAACATGAGAAAAACCAGTTTGTGGTGTTCTTACTCCGGCTCTAACTGATGGTTCAGCTGATCTTTCTGGAGATGGAGCTAAATATTCACCTGCAGCCTTAGCAGCATTTGAAACTTTCGTTACAAATTTTCCCATGTTGCTGTCCCAAAATCTTGCTGGGCCGCCTGGCGCTTCATCAAGTTGTTCCGTCTCTTCACTGAGAACCTCAGGAGTCTCATGGACCTTTGAATAGGCCTCTATGAGACCCTTGATTTCTTCTGCTCTCATCGTTACAAAAACTACCTTTATATTGTTATTTATTTATCCTCGGGTTTCCAAGAACAATCAATTCCTTCAAAAACTGGAGAACAAATTCTCATTGGTGGCGCAAGTTTTTTACAATCCTCCGAGTAACATAAAGACTCGTCATTCTTTTCTTCTAAGTATTTTTGTTTATATTTTTGATCATAATCGGAAATAATCCGATCATACTCCCGTGTTACATCACGAATTGCTTTATCGACATCTCTTTCAACTCTACGATTTACTTTATTGGGATCTTGTAGTATAATCTCATTAAGAATACCTTGTGGGAGATACTTTCTTTGAAGTTCATCTAATAAATCCCAAAGACCACTTTCAGATACTCCTGTACATTGTGAAAGGCCGGCTATAAGTGTAGATACAACAACTCCAACAATAATGAGTTGTTTTTTATCTGGTTTTTTCTTACCAAATTGAAAATTGAACTGCATGATTTGAAATCATTCTATTACTAGTTATAAGCATCAATAAATATAAAAATAGGGAAAGACTGAGGAAAATTAATGTCTAGACTTGGGATCCAAACAGGCAGTAATCCTAATGATGGTCAGGGAGATTCATTGCGAATTGCAATGGGTAAAATCAATAGTAATTTTACCGAAATTTACAATGTTATAGGGGATGGAAATAATTTAACAAGTTATGCAAGTACTGCAGGAATATCTACACTTGCAAGAAACTTAACAGGATCTCCAAGAATTAATGTTAGTGGAATCTTAAATACTGGGATAACCACTACAGAACATTTAGAAGTAACAAATATAACCTCAACAGGAGTTATTACCGCAACTCAATTTGTTGGAGATGGAAGTCAATTAGAAAATGTAGTTGCAACAAATACTGGTGTAGAAGTTTTAGATGAAAATGTAAGAAAGGGAGTTGCAAAAGAACTCAATTTTGGAGCAGGATTATTTTGTAGTGGACCTGATGGTGTTGGAAGAGTTACCATAGCTGTAACAACTTCTATAGTTTCTGGTGGTGGAACTGGTGGTGGAACTCCCCTAGAAATAAGAAATCAAAATGTAATTCTTGGAGAATATTCAAAATTAAACTTTGGAGCTAATTTATTAGCCTATGTTAATCCCGTTACTGGGGTAGTAACAGTTACAACTGCAACTAGTGGATTAAACATTTCGGGAATTATTACCGCAACTTCTTTTAGAGGTTCCGGATCAAGTTTAACAGGAGTTATTACATCTTTAGTTGGTTATGCAACTACTGGATATGTTGCTAGTGCTCTGGTTGGTTATACGACCACTGGATATGTTACTAATGCATTAGTAGGTTATGCAACTACTGGATATGTTGCTAGTGCAATATCTGCAATTAATATACCGACAAATCTTAACGACTTAACTGATGTAAATGTTGGTGCGCCATCTACAGGTCAAGTATTAAAATGGTCCGGTACAGAATGGCAAGCCGCTCCAGACTTAACTGCATCTGGATTGGGTATTGGTCTTTCAGACTTATCAGTTACAATCAATCCTGCAGGTATAAACTCCTTAACTTATAATAATTCCACTGGTATTTTTAACTTTACTCCTACAAATCTAACAGGATTTGTAACCACGGGTGGTTCTATCTACTATGCAAGCATTGCTGGAATTGCAACAGTAGGTCAAGGACTTACTGGAACTCCTGATATTACAGTTAATGATTTAGAAGTAATTGGAGTTACAACTTTTTACAACAGTGTCCATTTTGACTACGATAAACTATTACTTATTGGTAGTAATGATGAACTACAACTATTTCATAATGGAACCAATAGTTACATTGATAACTCAAGTGGAGGTTCATTAATTATCCGAGATAGTGGTCTCGGAATCCAATTAAGAAGGAGTGGTGGCGGACCTGGTGCAGGTCTAATGGCTAACTTTAATACTGGTGGTGGTGTTGAACTTTACTATGATAGTGTTGTAAAGTTCCAGACTTTCCAGAATGGAGTTGCAATCAATGACTCCGTAGGTATTGGAAGTACCGCAGGTAATCCACCTTATAGATTAACTGTGAGTGGTGTTGGCGCTACAATTACTCAAGGTCTTGCAAATGCAATTGCAGATTTCACTTCAAGTGTTAATGGATATGGACAATTAAATGTAAGAAATTCCTTATCAGGTACAAATGCATCTGGTGATGTTGTTATCACTGCAAATACTGGTAATGATACTTCTAACTTTATTGATCTTGGTATCAATAATACTGGATTTACAACATCAAGTTGGACAATCAACGGTGCATTAGACGGATACTTATACACTTCAGATGGCAATCTATCAATCGGTGCAGCATCTGCAACCAAATATCTTTCCCTGTTTGCTGGTGGAACTCTTGCAACAAATGAACAAGTAAGAGTTACAACTACTGGTGTTGGTATAGGAACCACAAATGTAACTTCAAAGTTGACGGTTGGTGGTGATGTAAGAGTTTCTGGCGTAATTACTGCATCTTATTTTGTTGGAGATGGTTCTTTATTGACCAATGTTCCTGGAAGTGCCAATAGTGGATATGCAAATACTGCTGGTATCGCAACAGTAGCTCAAGGACTTACAGGCACTCCAAACATTATTGTAGGAGTTGTCACAGCAACTTCTTATATTGGTTCTGGATCAAGTTTAACAGGTTTAACAGGAGCATCTGCAAACACCTATGGTAATGCAACTACAGTACCTCAAATTGTTGTTGATGCAAATGGAAGAATTTCTTCTATTACTAATGTTTTAATTTCTGGTGGAGGTGGCGGTGGATCATCTATTATTGTAAATGATAGTGGTTCTTTAGTTGGATCTGCTGGAACAATTGATTTTGGTGCAGGAATTTCCGTAACTCCTACATCTGCTGGTATAGTAACAGCAAATGTTACCTATTCACCTGTTGCTGGTTACTCTACTTCTTCCGGACTCTCTACTTCAGCTACTACTGCAGGTTATGCAACTTCTGCTGGTATCTCTACAGTTGCACAAGGACTCACTGGAACTCCAAATATTACTGTAGGGGTTGTCACAGCAACTTCTTATAGTGGTTCTGGAGTAAACCTCACAGGAGTTATTACTTCATTGGTTGCTGGAACGAATGTTACAATCACACAAACCGCTGGCATTGCAACCATTAGTGCAACTGGTGGCGGTGGAGGTGGAAGTGGTGACTATGCTACTATTGCTGGATTTGCAACTGCTTCGGGAATTGCCACAAGTGTTGTTGGTGGTGTTGGTATCATTACACAACTTAGTGTTTCCGCAATCACAACAACAGCCAATCTTAATGTAACTGGCATTGGAACTTTCTTAACTGCTGGATTAAAAGTAAGAAACCCAGCAAACACTTTCCAATATAATATTACTTCAGGAGCTATTACTGCAGATAGAACTCTGAACCTACCTGTAATTACTGCTACTGATACTTTAGCAGTTCTTGGATTAACTCAAACTTTCTCTGCGGCACAAACATTTTCTAATACATTAACTGCATCCGCTACACTTGATTTAACTGGTAATACTACAGGAACACATGTATTTGGTAGCAATCAGACATCAGGAACCATAACACTTGGAGGAGCCTCTGGTACTGGTGCAATTACATTAGGAAGAGCGACAACATCACAAACAACTAATATTCAAGCAGGTGTTACTGCATCTGGAAATACCAAAACAATTAACTTTGGTACTAGCGGTGCTTCTGGTTCCTTTACTCAAATTAATATTGGTCCAACTGCTGGTGTTGGTACAATTGTTGTTAACTCTGGAGCTAATCTGGGTATTGGTTCTACACTACCAACTTCAAATATTGATGTTGTTGGTAGTGGTAAGTTTACAGGTATAGTTACCGCTTCAAGATTTGATAGTGTAACTGCAGGAACGCCAATCATAGAATCAACAGATACTATAAGTATCAATACACCAAAGGTTGCAATTAGTACTGACTTAACTGTTGGTGGTAATACTGGTATAGGAACAACCAATGCAACATCAAAACTTCATGTAATCGGTGATGCAAGAATTGGAATCAATACATCTCAAGGCGTCATATTGACTTCTCCAAATGGTACTAAATATCGTTTGATTGTTGATGACTCTGGAGTTTTGAGTACCGTTTTAGTCCCATAAGTTTTTAGATAATTAAAGAATGGAAAACGAAATCAAAAAAGAATACGATCATCAAATTGGATTGGGTATAGAGTACCCAACGGATCCAAATGCAAAAAGATTATATGCAGTTGGTTGTTATTCTGCAGAAGATTGGGAATATATTCATGAAGTTTTACTTAAAGACGGTACTTTAGAAAACAATATACCAAAAGAAAGTATTGAATGTGCAGATTTAAAGGAACATAGTGCAACTAGGGCTGTTTATCTCTTAACAGATCAAGAAGCAAATGAACTACTTAATCATCCAAGAGTAGAATATGTTCATGAAAATTATGAAAGTTATCCTTGCAAGTACAAACCAAATCCAGAAGAAGTACATGCGGGATATATAAAAAAAAATCGTTATAACACGGCAACAAGACAATATAGAAACTGGAGTTCTCAACTACCAGCAAGTCCTGGAGCAACAGAATTAAACCGAAGTGGTTATCAACTTTTAAGATGTGTTGATAAAGCCGATCCATGGTATACGGGAATATCAACAGGATCAAATCAAGTATTAACAAATGTGGTTCCACAATATGGTAATGGAACTGATGTAGATGTTATTGTCGGAGATGAAGGATGTTGGTTCGGTCATGTAGAATTTCAAACCAATGCAACGGGAACTGGTCCAAGAGATTACAATAGAAAAAATGCATTATCAGTTGGATTTTCTACTTTAGCAACTTCTGCTGCAAATGGAACATGTGATCTTTTAGATCTTGTTTTAGATGCTCCATATTGGCTTGATCCCGCATGGTTTGAAGCTGTGCCAGCCTCTAGATTAACATTGCGTTGGGATGGAACTAGAGTTCCAGTTGAAAGTGTCGCTAGATCTTGGTGGTCAACCTCCTCTCAAAGATCTGTAGGGTTTTCTACAATAGGAACAGTCACCATAACATCCGCATATACAAGAGCCGCTTGTAATGGTTCTGCTTCCGCTAGACCAACCATTACTACAACTCATGGAACTCAGTGTACCGCAAACGCTGTTGGAAGGACTCAAGGTTGGGCATACAATGCAAATAAATGGTTTGTCAATGCATATGGAACTAATGGTACAGATTTTGAACCATATTTCACCATGATGAAATTGTTTCATCAAGCGAAAAGAATCAATCCAACATATGGAAATAAAAATCCAACAATAAGTAGTAATAGTTGGGGTTATAGAGATACAGCACATAGAACTAATGGGTGGTATTTTTATCGTGGTCAAGGCATAGGAACAAGTTATACTGCAAGTACATTGCCAGGATTTATGAATTATGTTGGGGTTTATGGTGATTCCAACAGAATGAAAGGTGAACATCCTCCCAACTCCGTGTTGACAGCAGGTAAGGAAATGATTGATGCTGGAGTTATTTTTGTTGCAGCTGCAGGAAACTCCAACCAAAAACAAGTAAGTCAAACTCACCCAGACTTCAATAATTATTGGACCACTGTTGGAAGTGGAGCAACTCTAGGAGTATCCACTCATTCGGAGTTTGGTGTTACTGCTTATAACACAACAAATAGAAGAGGATACCCACAACAATTAGGAATGTATACTGATGGTGGAGGTAATCTAATTTATCCAGTTATCAATATCGGTGCTCTTGATGATGCATTTGATTCAAATGGTAATGAGAGAAAAGTAAATTATAGTGATATGGGAAATGAAATTGATTGTTATGCACCTGCAGATGGAACTCTAAGTGCAACCAATCAAGTAAGCCAATCAAGACCTGATACTTATAGTATCACATTATCTCCAACTGATAGTGGACTCACTGGAATTGCAAGTGCAAGTACAGAACTTAGTGGAACCAGTGGTTTCCGATTATTATTAAATGCAGGAAAAAGAATTACGACGAGTTCTGGTGTTGGTACTGTTACCGATTTAGAATTAAATTTATTGGGTGCTGTAGGATTAGCAAACACTTCAACACTTCCAACTAGTGGAACTAATGATGATGGTTATTGGACTCTGACTTTACCATTCAATATAGAATTTATTGGACTTTCAACAAACATCGTTTATCCAGGAACAAATACATACATTACTTTTGGTGGAGGATCAAATGCATTCAATGCATTAAGTTTTTCCAACCCAGCATTCAGAAAAATTATAATGTCTTCCGCAGATAATTCTTGTCAAAGAATTTATTATGGTACAGAGGGTTCTTCTCCAAATAGAACTTATAGAATTAGATGGGAAGGAACCAATAGTACAGGTGGAACTCTTGGTTCTCCAAATATGGTCTATGAAGCAACTTTTTATGAAGCAAGTCCAAGTCAAATTGATATTCATTTTGGTGCTAATGCTAGAGTTTCTAATAGCGTATTGACTTCATATGATGAAGCTTTTAGTGGAACAAGTTCTGCATGTCCAGTAGCAACTGGATTGATTGCAACTAAGTTACAATACAACCGTACTTGGACTTGGCAAAATGTGAGAACTTGGTTAAGAAATAATGTTGGAACTGCAAATACCGCTCAATTTTTTACTGGAGTTGAGTCTGTCAGTGCAAACGATGCAAACTGGGCAAATGTAAATAGCTTAGAAGGTGGAGATCCTATTGTTATTTGGGATTCACTAACTGGAAATGAACCATTCCAAGGAACATTAAGTATGAGTAATGTGTCCTTTAGAGGGTTTGTCACAAAATAAAATAAAATTCATAAATAAGCCGCCCAAATAATCTAGAACGATGAAAAGATTAGCACTTATCTTTTCGTTATTCTTTACTACTCCTGCTTTTGCTGGTGAAATCACATCAAAAATAACTGACTCAATTCAATTAAGCGTTCAGGGTGCAGCTGTACAATCTGAAAGAGTTGGTGGATCATACGCAGTTTCAGGCACCAATATTAATGTAACAACTCTTGGAGGAGTTGGTGGAGCAGGTTCTTATGCGATCAACACAAACGGACAAGCATTTAGTTTCTCTGAAACATCAATTACTGCAGATTCTGTTGTCACCACTCAGTCGGCAGCTTCTGGAGCAATTGCTTCTCCCAACCTTTATAGCAACTCTACTACTCAGTTAGCAGGAGACAAAGGTTCTCTTGCTGGTACTCTGAGTGGAACTGGAGTTCCTACCGTCACTGCTGGTGGTCCTGGAAGCAGTGCAACAGCACAAAGAAGCATTGAGTTAAGCGTATTCAAATGAGACATATAACTCCCGTTCTGCTAGCAGCAGCGGGACTTATATCTCCCTGCTATGCTGCTCCCGTCACTCCTAACTTTACGAGTGGCACAATTACTTCTGAGACTAAGACTCGTACTGAAGTGATTGAAGTTATCAAACAAATAGAATATACCACTGGGACATCTTATACTGTCACTGGTACTAACATCAATATCCCTGCTCGTCCAGAGCCAGGAGCGAACTACACCATCATCAATCAAGGTGCTCCGTTCCAGTTTAGTGAGACTTATCTGACTCCTGGAATTGCGAAAGAAACATGGATAGATCGCAAAACTACCGAAGATTCGGTAACAAATTCTATATCGGTATTTACACAATAACAATACTATTTTATGGAACATTATCCCACGCTCAACAAGCTCCTAGTAACACTAACATTGCTGGGCCCAGTGCTAGTGCTACAGGCAATGTTACTAACCAAGCTGTCCAAGTCCTACAAGGACCATTTGCAGTCAACACATATGGTGGGGGAGTTAGTTGTCAGGGACCAACACTGAATTTACAAACTTTTGGATACAATAGTTTATCAGGTAGTACCGATCCAACTTCATACCAACAAAATTCTCTGAATACTGGTTTATCAGCAGGGATTTCTTTTCCTCTTGATGGCTCTCTACAAGAACTTTGTAAGTCAAGAGTTCGTACAGAAATTACCAGACAGCAAGCAGAGGCAGATAAAGCACGACTTGATTTTGAATTAGTCAGATTATTGAAGTGTGGTGAAGCAATGAAGAATGGAATTTCATTTCACCCAGAAAGTCCTTATGCAAAAATCTGTGCTGATGTCGTTGTGAAATATCCAAGAGTACAGGATGTAGCAAATGGAAATCAAACCAATCCAAATAAGAAGTGAACCCCCACCTATTATTCCAACGATAGAACCTCCTGTCACAAGAAGGACAGAGCGTACTACAGTTTATGGATTAGAACTTCCCATTGTCAACATTCCCAATCCAACTCTGAACTATCCCGTTATTGATGTTCCAACTCAAGAAGAGTTTGATGCTGCTGTAAAAGCGGAGCAAAAGAAACAACAAGAAGAGAAAGAAGAGAAGACCAGAGGCCTTCCTGATGCTCAACCAGTCCTACCACAAATTCAGGTTCCTCAAGAATCTACACAAGACAAGATAATCAAAGAAACAAACCAAACAACAAATTTGGGGGTGCCTGTCATTGAAGTACCAATCATCGGGGAAGTTCCAGTTCCTCCAAAAGAACAGGTTATACTTGCTGGCACCACTGCTACTGCTTCTGTTGCTGCGGCTCTTGTTGGCAAATCTTTGGTGGAATGGATGGTAAATAAAATGAAACCTATTGTTCAACAACTATTTGTAAGGGGTAAGAAGCTCTTAAGTAGAGACCTTACCCCTTATGAACTTCAGATATTTTTTGCGTTTGAGAAAAGTCAATCTCTCAAGAAAGTCAATAAGTTACTCAAGAAAGAACAGAAGATTCAAAAGAAAGAACAATATAAAAAGTTTCACTCAAAGTAATCAATACTTACCTTCCACACAATAATCTGACTTTTTGTTTGGGTTATATTCTTTATAACCTTCTTGTGGTTTCATCCATCCACAACCAATCAACCACTCCATTGTCATTGGTGTTGGACGAATCTGTTCCCAGAGTGGTCCTTTAGCACACATTTCTAACTTCTGTGCTGTTACATTTGCCTGTTCTTCTGCCCAGTTAGCATCTGCTTCCCAAGGCACAGCACGACTTTGACCCATACTCTCATAAGAAAGTCTAGTCATTTTCATTACCCAGGATGGAATCTCTGAGTCTTGATGTACTTGTGCCATAAATGCAGTTTTTAATCCACCACCCATACAATCCTGAACGGTATGCCATCCTTCGTGTCTTAGAGTTCCCAGAAACTCTCTAGGATCTTTTAGAAGTTCTTCATTAATAAAGAAACGATTGTATTCTGGTTTGTATAAACCAATCGTTCTTGGTGTGAAGTATCTACTAGGACCAATATAAACTGGAACATTCAGTTTATTCAGTGCCACTAAAATAGATTTGATTTCTGTTCTGAAGTTGTCAAACTCTTTACCAGATAAGAACGCAGAGTCTGGTGTAAGTTGTTCAACTCCTTCCGTACATTCTCTGAGTATCATACAACCCATCGCTCCAAGGCTGTATGCGGTAACTGTTGGTTGTTTCTTTTCTAATGAATTAGCAGTTGCTGGAAATGCTAAAGTTAATGATAAACCAAATGCAGTAAGGACTTTTTTCATTCATCCCACCATCCTTCTTCTTTATGTATCCAGATTTTCAAATCCATTACATACTTTCTCAAGATCTGGGCCTGTTGTTCATGCCAATAGTCACCCGTATCCATCCAGATACGGGTGTGATTATCTATTGCTTTGAGAATTTGATGTATCGGAGCATTCCAACACTCCCTCTTTGGAGTGTTCCACTCTCGCGGCATAATACCTCATGATTTACTTTTTCTTTCCGCCGTTCTTTGCTTTTTTAGCAGTAGCGTTTCCTTGATTCTGTTTGGAGTTCTTTTGGCCTCCAGCAGAACCTTTCTTACCTTTGTTTGCAGATTTGCTCATCAGGCTCCTGTGCGAGGTTGAACGAATCCTTCCTCTAGTGCTTCAACTCTTTCTTCAAGACTTGCAGCGGGTGCTTCTGCTACTGGAGCGGGTGGTTCTGGTGGAGCTTCAACCACCACTTCTTCTCTAGGTGCTTCTTCTTTCTTTTCTTCCTCATCACCACCTTTCTTCATGGTATTAATTCCAAAAGTAGCAGCAGAGGCAGTAAAGACGGTCGCAATGAAAGTTGGATCCATCTTAGAGAGCATACCAGCATATGATGCAGTCAAAAGAGCGGCAGACCAACTCAGAATAGCAATACGAATCACTTGTCCCATAGCTTTTTCCTTTGTGTTTCCCATCAGTCCGTGTGATTGATGTCCTTGCTATTTAGGTTTTTAGAATCTAAATTTAACTTTTCCTGCAACAGAATTGGTAGTTACACCATCTGCGACTCCATAAGAACCTTCAATAAAGAGGACTTCTTTATAGTCTAAAGATCCTGTAACGCCATAAGAATTGTCAGTGCCATAAGAACCATCAACAGAGATACCAAAAACATCTTTCTTCTTGCCTCCAAATCTAGTTTCTAGTTTGAGACCTACTTCTCCAACATGTGTGGTTTGATTAAATGCATCAACTGATCTTGCAGATTCTGGTGAACCTGTTTCGGAATATGCATTTCTCTTTACATTAGAAATAGTATAACCTACAAATGGTTTGAACCATCCAGAGTTATTTACATACAATCTGTTATGAACCCACCATTGTTGACCATCTGTTTTACCCCAGTTTCCAAACTGATACTCAAGTGTTCTGGCATAATCATATTGATCTTGGGACCATCCAGCATTGGTTACTAATGCAAGATCTCGACCATGGAAACTATTAAACACACCAACATGTTGTCTCTTAAGATGTGAGATACTATCTACACCCAACATTTCGGTATAGAGATCATTATATTGCGCTCCAGCAGTCCATCCTTTTGTTAGATCATATTCAAATCCACCACCGATTATTGTTGATGATGCATTATATCCATCAGCATTATAAGATTGTGCAAATCTAGTATTCTCAAATACTCTAAATCTCTTCTTATGATTAGTGATTGGTTCGTGATCTAAGAGACCATTAAGAGAGCCACTAATTCCATCAAGAACTTCTAGTTGATCTACACGACCATAAAGATCTCTATAAGTATGATATTCATCATATCGTGAAGAAGTTACATAAGTATCTACAGGAGTGCCGTTAGTAACAGTAACATTTCCATTTGAATCAGTTGTCGTTGTAACTGGTGTTGTGGTTACTGTTGTGAGTAATGGAGTTGTAACACCAGTTTTTACATGAACATTTATTTTTTGTTTACCGCCACCTTCAGTTGATGTAAATGTAGGAGTGTTGGTAATTGTTGGAGCACCAGAAGAAGCAGTTGCATAAGAAACCGATGGAGCAATTGTTGAAGTATAATTCAGAACTGATCCAGTCACTTGTGAAGTTGGTGTTCCATTTGATGAAGATGTTGTTACAACTGGAGTTCCATTTGTAACCACTGTAGAACCATCACTATAAGTATCAGTAGTAACTGGTGTTGTTGTGGTTGTTGTGGTTGTAACTGGAGTTGTGACTACAACAGTATCAGTATAATTTTGAACAGTTCCATATCCATTTCCATCAAGATTACTTACACTATAAGTAACTTGTGCAGTTGAAGTAGTGTTTGAATTAGATGTAGATGTTGTGACTTGGTTTGTTGTGGATGTTGATACAACAGTTGGTGCTGAACTTCCAGTATTGCCATTTGTTGCGGCAGATCCATTACCACTAGAACTGATTGTTCCACCAACAGTACCAGCAACGATTCCACCAATAATATCGTCAAGGGCTTGAACATTCTGTTGTTGTGCAGATGTTCCACCAACTACAAATCGTGTTGAATCCAACCAGTTAATATCCGAAACAGTAATGATTGTACCAGTAACTCCAGAACCAAGAGCACCAGCACGACCAATCCAACTCATTGCCTGAGTTCTACCTTGAGAGTCTTGGAATAAAGGAATACCTTGACTATTTACGATTCCAGAAACTGCGGCAAAGTTAATTGTAATTCCTTGAGTAATATAGGTTGAATTAACCCAAGCAGAAACATCAGACGCATTTCCGATTGCACCAATTGTAGTATTACCGCCACCTAAAGCAGTAACAAGTGATGCGATTGAATTATTACGAGTTGCAAATCCAGAGTGCTCTGTTGTAAAATAAGCAAATCCACCATTTGTGATGAAGTTGCTATAAAGTGTTTGTTCTGAACTAGTAAGTGCTGGACTATATCTCAAATCCCACAATTGTTGATATCCTGCAAGAGATGTAGGAATTGATGTAGATGATGTTGTTGTATGTCCTTTTGCTTGCAATCTATTAATTACATTTTGAGTAACAGTGTTATATCCTACATCAATAACAAATACATTATCTGCAAGTGCTGCTGTGGGCACTCCAAAAAGAAGTGCGAACGCTGCAGCCAGCGTCCTTCCTTGGTAAGACATATAAAAGTCCTCTATGACTTAGTGTGTACTAAACAAAACAGACCGAAGTGTGTTTAAAAAGTAAAGTATTCACCAAGTCCAGAGGACTCGGGTATGTAGATTCAGATCAGTTAAGATCAAGAATCAGTAATGATTGTAACTATTTATCCCTTTTTCCAGGCTTCACCCTCTGCCTTACGGCGTCTTGCAAGACCCGCTTCTACATTAGAACCAGGATTGCGGTAGAGATAAAGAGCATCAGGAACTAAATCCCACTCTTTATTCTTCAGGCGTTTAGTAATAGTATTAAAGTTATCGCCACCGTAAAAACCGGCACCAAGATTATAAGCAAAGCTGAGCAAAGCTCCTCTTTTTCCATCTGACATTTCACTCCAATGTGGGATTTTGCGTAATGAAGGAAGAAACTGATTCTTGCACTGAGTAATCA